GGATCCCCCTCAATCAAGCAGCACCAGGCCCTGTTCGGCCCGGGTAATGGCAGTGTAAAGCCAGCGGGCCCGGTCCTCTGCCGTCCGCCCCAATCCATCATCGAAGACGATGACGTTTGGCCATTGCGAGCCCTGCGACTTGTGGCAAGTAATGGCCCAGCCCCAGACCGCCTCGATCAGCGTCTTCTTCTTCCAGTGATCGCGCCGCTCTCGCTCAGGATCAGGGGCCACATGCTCGTCGAAATGCCCCTTGTAGATGCGGAACCGCTCGCGCTCGCCGCCCACCCTCTGCCCGTCTTCCGTCAACACTGCCGCCGTGAAAGACAGCTCATCCGTCTCCTCGATCTCCTCGAGGTTCAGGAACATGCCGTTGACGAGGCCCAGATCGTTGCGATTCCTGAGGCAGATCAGCTTCTCGCCGAGGCCTCCGGGATAGACGCCAGCGAAGCCTGCCGCCCCCTTCATGGCGAGATTAAGCTGGATGCGGGTGGCGTTCCTGCCGCATATCACCTGGCCACCCTTCAGCATCTGGTCCGGGCCTATATCCTGTCGCCGCATCTTCCAGACGAAGCGGTCATGTTCGCCAAAGGGGATGGGTTTTCCTTCACGGGCCAAGGTCGCGAGCCTCAGGATGGCGCTTTCGCCGGCCTGGCGGTGGATCTCGGTCAGCATCACGTCGGGGGCATCGCGAGTGAAGGCGCCCTCGCCCTTGACGGGCGGCAACTGGCCAGGATCCCCCAGCACCAGGACGGGCCGGCCGAAGGCCAGGAGATCGCGTGCCATGTCGTCTCCCACCATGGACACCTCGTCGAGGACGAGGAGCTTGGCATCGCGAAGGGCCGACTGCTCATTGAGGATAAAGCGCGGCTTGTGACAGTCGGAGAGCCGGAGCTGCAAAGAGGCAAGCTGTGATTCCGCAAAGAGCCGCTCAGCAAGCGGCAGGCCGGAGAGCTTCGCCTTGATATCGGCGATTTCCTGCCGGATGCGTTCAATCTCGGCCGGGGTTGCCTCCGACACACGATAGATCAGCGAATGGATGGTGGAGGCCGGCGTTCCCTTGCGGGTCATCACCAGGGCCGCCTTGCCAGTGAAGGCCGCATAGAGAACGTCGCTCCCGTCTGCGAGACCGAGTTCGCCCATCGCATGCCTGACCAGCGTCGACTTGCCGGATCCGGCATAACCGAAGACCTTGAAGACCTGCTGGTCGCCGGTTCGGTTCTCGAACCAGTCCTTGATGCCGGCGATGGCTGATGCCTGCATGGCCGAGGGTGTGAAGCTCACGTGTGGCCCTCCCAGCAGCGACGGACAAAGGGGCAGAACTGGCAGAGGTAGAAGGAAGGCTCGGCGGCAATCCGCGGCAGCAGCTCCTGGGCCCGTACGGCGCGGATGATCTCTACCGCCTTGTCGGAAAGGCCCTGGGCAGTCGCCGGATCGAAGGGCACGACCTCATGGAAAAGCTCTTCCGTGTCCTTGTTCAGTGCCGTGAACAGGGTCACTGGCACTTCGAGATAGGCCATGTAGATCTGGACTTGCGCGTAGTAGAGCGGCTTCGACTCATGCAGTCCGCGCTTCATGAGATCGTTCCAGGACTTGGTATTGAGCGCCTTGTGTTCCCAGAGTGCAGGCCAGCTGATACCGATGTCGGGTCCGTCGACGATCACCCCGTCGATGTGGCCGCGGAACTTGCCACCTGCGACCGCGAAGCCGAACTGGCCGCCATCGCCCTTTCTGGTGCGGAGGTTGAAGCCTGCCGCGCGCAGCCAGCGGATCGACAGGGCCTCGAACACATGGCCTGCCTCGAAGATTCGCAGTGTGCGGCCATCAAAGTCCCGACCTTCATCGGGAGGCGTGCCGGTGAACTCATAGACCAGCCGTCTGGAACAGGGCTCCCCGATGCGCGAGGCGCCGAGATAGTCCCGCGGCGGCACGGCCTGGCGTTCGGCCGTCAGGGCGGCATCGAGCAGCGTATTGATGCGGGCGGCCGTGGGATGGACGCTTTCGCCCCCATAGACAGAACCGGAACCATGATTGAGGTCAATGTGCACCGATACCTCTCTCAGAAGGGGATTTCGTCATTGAAGGGGGTCGTCTTGGTCTTCTCTCTCGCCTGACGCGTGATCGACGCCTGAAACCCGTCAACGCAGGCTTCGATCAGGCGGTCGATCTCCTCAGGTTTGCGATCGAAGAAAGCTGTCATGAGACCCAGCTCGGTCAGCACCTCCGCAAAGGGACGGCGCGCATCGCGGATGGCCTTGGCTTCCATGTCGGTCTTGTCGATCATTTCATTACCTTTGAGCGCAAGGCCTGAGCCGAGGTTGAGACAGCGCATCGAACAGAAGTGATGATGTGGGAATCGCTCCCACTGCAGGTGCTGGCAGAAGCCGAAGCCTCGCGATTGCCGGCCGCAGAGCGCGCAAGGCGCTAACCCAGCAGCAGTGTCCGGACGGGATCGTCGCGGGGCCACGCCGCCCTCGCGAGACGTTCCGACTGCAGCACGATCCACCGAGAGATGGCGGCCTCCGCCATCGCTTCCAGTTCCGGCAGGGTGAGCGAGGCGATGGGACGCGTGAGCTTTCCAGCGCCTCTTGCGGAGAGCCATTCACCGATCTCCCTTGCGGCTTCGCGACTGACGTGCGCCTGCCACTCCTCCTCGGTCATGCGTTGAGCCAGGCGGGACCGGCGGGCTTGGACGGCGTGGGGGACGAGGCCGGCTGCGGCGCGGGCGTGCCATCCCATGCAGGCTTTGTCGCCTGGGCAGGCGCGGCGACCGCCGCGGTCGCGGGCTCCTTCCAGGCGGGCTGCGGGGAAGCCTTGGGCGGGCTCGGTCGCGCCGTACGATGGCTCGGGGCTGCCGCCACCACCTCGCCCGCCATCACCTTCTTCCACTCCGCCTCATTGGGGAGCACCACACGCTCGAGACGGTTGCTGTCCCCATAGGCGGGGTTGGTCGAAGGCTCGATCCTGATCTTGGCCACGAAGGCAATGCCATGAAGATCGGCAAGTCCCCGGAGCATGCGCTTCTGCCTTGCGGCCTCGCTCATGTCGGCAGGATCGAGCCCCTGGGCACTTTCCATCATGGCGCGGAACACGCCCTTGGAGATCTTCCAGCCGATGGAGACACCCTGCTCGTCGACCTTGCCGCCCCGGACCACGAAGGTCTGCCAGAACTTCCGCCGGGCGTGGGGGCCTTCCTGCACCGTGAACTCGCAGTCCAGCATGACGGCATCGCTCGACTGCGAGGCCTTGAGCAGGCCCCGGTCGATCTCGTCGTCGCCGTCGATCCCGCCCTTGCGGATGGTCATGCCGACCTTGGCGAAACTGCCGTCGGGAATGAGGTCACTGGAGCGCTGGGGTTCGGCGTCATTGAAGTCGAGGGACATCGGGGGTCATCCTTTGCGGCTGAGGTTGATCTTGGAAAGAAGTGCACCGAGGTCGGCAGGCTCGGTGAGATCCAGACGCCCCGAACGGTCCTTGGCCGGAAGCCGCCAGGGGTTGCCCGCCTGGCAGACGAAGCGGCGGAGACGCCCGCTGTCGGGCGCGTGGACGAGATGTTCGCCGTCGGCATCAAACAGCGACAGGGTGATCACCTGGTCGACGATCCCGGGGAGCTCGCGCGCCGTCTTGCCGCCCTCGACCTGGGGCTGGAAGGTGACGCGGCCCATGTCGTCGGTGATTTTTTCCAGGATGCCCACGAAAATCACGGTTTTGCCTGGCGCATGCTGCAGGTGCTTCAGAAGCGTGATGGTCTCGCGGGCGAGCAGGCCATAGGCGCCGCGGGTGTCGGGCTTGCCGGTGCGCTCGCTGAAGGCCTCTGGTCTTGTCCTTGCCCAGGCCATGGCCTGGCGCGTCAAGTCGGTGATCGAGTCGACGAAGATGATGCTCCGCTCGGCGATCACCTTGACGAGATCGGGATAGAGGCCTGCCACATGATTGTAGTGGGCCTCCGAGAAGAGCGACTCAGGTGCTGCAGCCGGATCGACACCTCCAACCAGACACGCGATGTCCGCCGCATCGGTGAAGGTGCGAATGGGAATGGAGAGACCCGACCAATCCTGCACCGACTTGAGTCCTGCCTCGAGATCGAGGCAAAGAGTTTGGTCCGCCGGCAGTGACCTCAACTGCGAGGTCTTGCCATGACCGCTGGCGCCGAAGAGTGCGATCGTCGTCTTGTTGTGGGCGGCAGACAGCCGTTCGTCCGCCGTGATGATGCGGAGTGCCATGATCAGCGCTTCCCCTGGGAACCGGCAACCGCCTCAACGGCGAGATTGGCACCAAGTGCGCCGGCATCCCGGGCAAACTCGTAGAGTTTCTTCAGGGCATGCAGGCGGTCGATCACCGCGCTGAACTCGGCCTCCACGCTCCGCACCGCGAAGGCCACATCATCGAGGGTCGCCTCGGTCAGGGGCTTAGTGACCTCTCCGGCAATCCCCGGACGCGGCGGAATGACGATCATGTCGGGAAGCGCTTCCAGCACGAGATGGCGCTTGCGGATCCTGGTCAGAGTGACAGACTTGTTCATGACGGAACTCCTGAATGAGCTGATGAGAAGAGGAAGCCACCACGGCATCACGCCACCTCAGCCAACGGGCTGTGGAATGTCTGCGAAGTGGCAGCGGGCTTCTGTTTGTAGCGGGCACGGTCCATCACGCGCCCTCCGTCTCGGTCTTGGCTGCGGGATCGCGGTGCCACACGACGAAGAGGGGTGCTCCATCCTCTGTCTGACCCGCATCCTCGACGCGATAGTCGCCATGGGGCTCGACGACCTGCGGCAGTTCCCAGCGGCGAAAGAGGCCCGGCAGGCGCCGGAATTCGGAGGTGCTGTCGGTCTCAGTCATTGCGGAGGACCCTTCTTCGAGAATGTCTGCTGGGAAAAAGCCGTGCTGGCCGGCCGAGTGGGACAGGTGGTGCCGGAACAGGCTTCAATCGCGACAGCGAGGCGCTTCAGTGCCCGCTGCAGGCGCTTGCGCGCCGCCTCATGGCTGAGGCCAAGACGCTGGGCAGCCTCTCCTTGCGTCTCGCCCCGGATGACCACGGCCACCACGAGATCGGCGTCACATGCCGAAAGCCGGGAAAAGAGATGGCAAAGGTCTTCGCCATCGTCCGGGGCCGCGGTCATGTCGTTGATGTCATCGGCTGCCGCGCCAGCGGCTTCCTTCTCCCGCCACTCGGCAACCAGTGCGCGCTTGATGTCGCGCTCGATGTTCATCAGAATGGTGGCGGCAATGCGCGAGACCTGTTCGAGATCGAGGGTGGCGATCTCGCGCGTAAGGCGCGCGGCAATGCGGGACACAAGGTCCTCGGGGTCTTGCCGGAAATACCGGGCAAGACGGCGATGAAGCGCATCAAGTCCCGGCCAGAGCGCGAGCCACAAGAGTGCTCCGGCGGTTTCCTTGAGACGTGGCTCGCCCTGCGCCACGCGGACGAGGCTTGCGAGAATCCGGTTTTTTTCGTCCGGATCACCCTGGCGTGCGTGCAGGTGGGCGATGAGTGCCTGTGGTTCGACGAAGGTTGCGATGATGTCTTCGGCGCGACCGAGCGCCGCGAAACTCTGCCGGAACGAAGATGTGAGGGTGAAGTTCATGAGTTGTGCGTGGAGTCGCTCGGGAAGTGCTCGCATGGGACGCCTGCCTTGCGGCCAGGCGTCCGGCGCCTTCTCTTGGCCAGGTCAGGACGTCGCGCGTCTCTGCGTTTCGGGGGGTTTTGGGATGTTCGCGTCAGCGAACGGGGGTGGTTGCCTGGTTCAGCGTCCCGCAACCGCGACAGGTTGCCTGTACCGGATAGCCAACAAGGTACTCATGCCCCCGCGCAAAGCGGAGGTGCATGCGACCATCCCGACTGACGCCGAGCAGCTTGTCACAGCGCGTGCAGCGCCATTCAGGACTCAAGACGGTGGAAGTGGTCGTGGCCACGCCGGACCGGCTCGTCGTGGCCGACTGGCGTGAGGGTATGGGAGTCGTCATGGAAGTGCTCCTCTCTATGGAGCCCTTCCAATAGTCAGCAGCTTGTTAGACCGTCCCATACGACACTTTAGACGGTCTTTAGACGGTCGCCTCAGCGTGTACCTCCACCGGGTCGGCAGCATGCTGCGGCGCAGCGATGAGTCGCCAGTAGCCGCGCCTGACCCCCTTGGCGATGAAGACATCCACGATTTCTTTCCACGTTTTGCTGCGGAAAGCCTGCTGGGGACTGTCGGTCGAGAAACCCTCCATAAGGTCACCTACGTAAACGTCCGGGACGCCCTTCACATGTGCGGCAACAAGGCGCTCGAAGATCGTCAGCTGATCGTTTCCGGCGAGGAACAATGTTCCACCACCAGGAATGTACAGGGTGCCAGACTGCATCCCGCTCCGAATGACCTGGGGCACAGCGCCTCCGCGGGCAAGCGCATGGCTAGTCCGCCAGGCGAGCTCGACGCCGTCACGAGAAACGACACAGTCTGATCCATCGGCCACCAGATGGGACAGCAACGGCACGACGACGTTCGGTCCGAGATGTGCCGGCAACTCCGAGCTTGCCGCCAGCACAATACCGGTACCCCCTGAATGGAGCCCTCGCAGGCTGGTATCGAGACGCCGGACTGTCTTCAGATCGTAAAGCCTGCGGGCAAAATAGACGGGTACCTCAGCGCCATCGATCTGCATCAGACCAAGAAGCGTGAGGTCCTCATCAATTGCCTCCTGCGAACGCTTGGTGAGCAGTGGCTTCAGAAGTCTCAGCAGCATCTCGAGAAGCCAGGCCGTGTTCACCGCGTACCTGTCGGTATCATCGATGGGCAGCAAGCCGGCGTCCTCACCAAATGAACCGTTAACCTTCACCATGCCTGCTTCCTTTGCTGGCACGATGAAGCCTTCGCCATCGAGATCGCCGTCGTCGAGCAATACAACGTCCTGTCGGTCCTTACGCTCGAGCAGCCCGCCCTCGATCAGTCGCTCAGGATCGAGCCCGAGGTCCCTGAGGTATCCGCCGCCCACCTCTTCCTCCGCGCGGTCATACAGCTTCACCAACTGCTCGAAGTGCGCCCGCAGGTCATCGTCAGGGATTTGCCGGAATGCTGCCAGGATCCCCCATTCCTTCAGCAGCGCGAAACCGAGGCTGCGTTCATCTGGATCCGCTCTGCTCTGCAGGTTGCAGCTTTTCGTCCCGCCAATGGTTATGTTCAGCGTTCGCTTTCGGTCGTCGCCGACGCGGCTATAGCCGACCGCAATCCCGATGCGGCTGAACAATTCTCCCCGTCGGAACACGTTGCGATCGCCGAGCCAGGTTTCCGCAACTTTCTCGATATCGTCATCAACCGTGACCTTCAGGTTCAGCTTGCGGCGCCAGATGCCGAGGCGGACCTCGGCCTCGAGAACACGCGCATACATGAAGGTGTAGCCGTCAAGTTTCGGCAACGGCAGCATGAAGGAGTCGCGGAATCGGGAAAGATTGTAACGCTTCCAGGTGAGTGGCTTGTCCGAGATATTGTGTCCAAGAACCACTTCGGCGAAGGAGTCGCTGACTTTCTGGCGCACCACGGGACTGTCCGCACAGATCTCGATCTGGCGGAGCGTTGGGGTGTAGATCAGCGTCGCCTCGTTCGGCGGCCGGTAGTAGATTGTACCTCGACGGCCGTCTTGCCTGTGGTCGTGGACGCTGGAGAGCGGTCCACCGTGGCGGACGATCAGCATGATCGAGGCGGGATGTGAAGCAGTCGGAGGCAGGTCCAGTGCCTTTACGGTGCAATTGGTTTTCAGTTGGAGAACAGCTGTTATCTTGGCGGCCAACGCGGGCTCGTCGACTGATGCCGCATTGAATGCACCGGCCTTCTCAAGCTCGATCTCAAACGCGTCATACATCTTTCCATGGTCACGAAACTGCCGCGCGAAATGAAAGCTCTCGGCGTCCTCGAAGGTCTGGCGGGCGTTCAGGAACACCCAGATGCTACGGCAAAGGGGATCCGGCTGTCTGTCGAATTCCTGTTCTTGCGTCTGGTTGAGCTGGTCACCGACAATCGTCGTGAGAGAGGTAGTGCCCTTTCCGTCGGCAAGTGACCGGATTCTGCGACAACGGGTTTCAACTGGCTGCAGTTCATCCGCATCGAACTGCGACAGCTTTTGCGTGATCGTAGCCCGGAGCGCATGGATCTCATCGTCATTATCAATCCCATGCGTGATTTCCTGCAATTCAAAGTCCGGCTCGTTCTCACCTTCCCGAACAGACAGTACGGCCCATGCCAGGTCGATCCTGGCACTTTCCACAACTGATAGGGTATTGGGACCAACAGGGAGCGATTTTCGCGGCACGGACCCACCTCAAAAACCTAAAGATACCAACCTCCAACAATCGCGGAATTGCAATCCTGCCGCAAGGGAATCGTTCGCTTATTGTTCCTTTTTCCACAATTGCGAAGGGACGTGTCCCGGGCCGGGCACCCGTGTGGCTTTTGTAGGTGTGGACATAAGCCCGGACAGCGCCCGCGAAATGAAAACCCCAAATCCACTCCGCCCAGACCGCATGTCGCCGTCTGAACGCAGGGCGGAACTCTGCCGCATCCTTGCCGCCGGCCTGATCCGGATGAGGACTTCGAAGTCCAGTTCTTTATCTGCCGACACTGGAGAGAGTTCTGTCGACTTGTCGCCCCCGAAGAGCGGTCATGCAACTCCAACTCAACGGAGAAATGCATGACGAATCCCGATCCCATCCCGGCGCGCCTGACCGCGCTCAAGACCATGCCAGCACCGGAACTGAGGAAGCAATGGCGCGATCTGTTCGAGACCGACCCGCCGCCCTTCAACCGACGCTACCTCGAGAGCCGGCTCGCCTATCGCATTCAGGAACTGGCCTATGGCGGGCTCAAGCCAGAGACGATCCGGCGCCTGGAGAAACTCGGCGAGGACCTGGATGGCGGCCGCAAGACGAAACGGCAGGTGCGCGCGGACTCCCGGCCGATCGCCGGGACACGCTTGATCCGCGAATACCAGGGCGTCGAGCACTGTGTCACGGTGCGAAATACTGACTTCGAGTACCAGGGCCGCCCCTACAAGTCCCTGTCGGCCGTTGCCCGCGCCATCACCGGCACGCAGTGGAACGGACTGACCTTCTTCGGGTTGAAATCCGGGCGGCGCGCATGACCAAGCCTGCTGCCCGCAAGTTCCGTTGCGCCATCTACACCCGGAAATCCTCCGAGGAAGGCCTCGAGCAGGAGTTCAACAGCCTGCATGCCCAGCGCGAGGCCTGTGAGGCCTATGTGGCGAGCCAGCGCTCCGAGGGCTGGGTGCTGGTTCGCGATCACTATGATGATGGCGGTATCTCCGGCGGCACGCTGGATCGACCCGCCCTGACCCGGCTTCTGCGCGACATCGAGGAGGGCCTGGTCGACGTCGTGGTGGTCTACAAGATCGACCGGCTTTCGCGCTCGCTGATGGATTTCGCCAAGCTGGTCGAAGTCTTCGACCGGAACGAGGTCACCTTCGTCTCGGTCACCCAGAGCTTCAACACCACGACCTCCATGGGCAGGCTCACCCTCAATATCCTGCTGTCCTTCGCCCAGTTCGAGCGCGAGGTGACAGCCGAGCGCATCCGCGACAAGTTCCGGGCCAGCCGCATGAAGGGCATCTGGATGGGTGGCAATCCGCCCTATGGCTACAAGGTCGAGGATCGCAAGCTCGTCATCCATGACGAACACGCGAAGCATACGCGCTGGATCTTCGCACGTTTCCTTGAGATCGGCTCGGCCACAGAG